ACATGATGGTTCACGACGTCGCGCTCCTGCACGCGCTCAGAGACGCACCGTGGCGCGTCCGTAGCGTCGACCGCGGCGATCATCATCTTCACGTATGGCTCGACACGGATTGGGCCGTAGCGACGCTCACGGCGCGTACAGATGCCGAGGAGCAGCGCCGCACGATGCGTCTCGTCTGCTCCGGCGGAGATACGTCGTGGGACCAGCTCGCCGACGAGGCGGCGCCGACACCTGTCGAGCGCAGCCTCTCCGACATGGCTCGCAGAATCAACGCGGGCGATCACGATATGACGCTCGAGCATCGCGTCATCGCAACCCTGGAGGACATCGAGCAGGCATGATTCACGACACCGTCATCATTCGCGGCAACGTCGATATCGGCGAGAACGTGACGATCGAACCGTACGCCGTGATTACCGGCCCGTGCCGCATCGGAGACGACGTCTACATCGGCGCGCACGCGATGATCGGCGGGTCGCCGCAGCATCGCGGCTCCTATCCGAGCGGCCTCGACGCGCCCGTCAGGCACGCCGGGATCGTGATCGGTCGCGGCGCGTGTCTGCGCGAGTACGTCACCGTGCATCACGGCATCGTCGACGAGACGCGCGTCGGAGCTGACGCGCTCGTGATGGCGTATTCGCATATCTCGCACGACTCGCAGGTCGGCGATCGCGTCACGCTGAGCACGGGCAGCACGCTCGGCGGCTTCACGATCATCGATCAGGATGCGACATTCGGTCAGGGAGCGATCACACACCCCTGGTGCGTCGTTGGCGAGTCGGCAATGATCGGGTTGAATGCGAGCGTCATCAAAGACGTGATGCCGTTCTGCAAGGTCGCAGGCTCGCCTGCTCGCGTCCTCGGATCGAATACGCATCGCGATCCCCGCCTGCCGCGCGAGTATGACGAACTCTCTCTGAGCACGGACGTATGGGACCGCTGGAACGAAGCCTTGCAGTTGCGGCTTGACATGAAGCACGCCTTCCGCGGGGTCGCATGACGCCGAGGATTGCAGTCGTCACGGCGAGCCTTCCGGAACGGGTCGAGTTCCGCGCCGAGTGTATGGCGGCCGTGGCCGCGCAGACGCTCCAGCCGATCGCGCATCTCATCCATCTCGACTATGAGCGGCAGGGGCCGGCGCGGTGTCTGAACGCGCTGACGGATGCCGCACTCGAGGCGGGCGCCGAGTGGATCGCGCAGATCGCTGACGATGACGTGATGCTGACGAATCATCTCGCCACGCTCGCGACCAGAATCGACGCGGACATCATCTATACGTATTGCCACGTCGAGGGTCGCGGCGGGTGGAATCCGAACGCGCCGTTCGATGCGGACCGGCTTAGGCGCGGCAACTATATCCCGGCGACGAGCATGATCCGTGCTGATCTCTGCGCCGCGCTCGGCTGGCGCGACGATGCGGCGCACGGCTTCGAGGATTGGGATTTCTGGCTCCGCGCTCTCGACCAGAATGCCGTCTTCGCGTGCGTGCCCGAGGTGACGTGGCGGTACCGCTTCCACGGCAGTAACCTGTCCACCGCGTTGTAGACTATCCCTATGGCGATCTCCAATGGCTATGCCACGCTTCAGGACGTCAAGGCTGCGCTGAGGATCACGGACAGCGTCGACGATACGCTCCTCGAGGGCGCCATCGAGTCCGCATCCAGGCTGATCGACGGGTACGCGATGCGGAACTTCTATCAGTCCGGAACCGTGACGCGCTACTTCAATACGCCCGACCCGCTGATCTGCCAGATCGACGACCTCGCCGGCACCGCGATCACCGTCGAATCGAACCCGGCAAGCGACGGCGTATGGGTTACGTGGGCCGCTACGGACTACCAGCTTGAGCCGCTGAATGGGAACCTCGACGGCATTCCGTGGGCGTACGATCGCATTCGCGCCGTCGAGGACTACGTCTTTCCGACGGGCAATCAGTTCGCCGACGAGGGCGAGGCACTCGTCCGCGTGACGGGCGTCTTCGGCTGGCCGAGCGTGCCGAAGGCGATCGAGGTCGCGACGATCATTCAGTCGACGCGGATCTTCAAGCGGTACGATTCGCCGCTCGGTGTCGCCGGTTTCGGTGATTTCGGCGCGGTCCGCGTGTCGCGCTTCCTCGACCCGGACGTCGAGCAGCTCGTGATGCCGTATAAGAAGATGCGAAACGTCCGGTGAGTACGGTCGCGCAGGTCAAGACGGCGATCGCGTCGAGCCTCGGCGCTATCACGGGGCTCCGGACGTATGCGCGCCAGCCCGACCAGGTCAACGTTCCGATGGCTTTCCCGAGCCTGCGGTCGATCGAGTATCACGGCGCGATGGGGAATGGCATGGTGACGCATAACTATGACATCACCGTGATCGTCGGCAGGGCGGCGGAGCGGAGCGCGGAGACGCTCCTCGACTCGTATCTCTCCTTCGGCAGCGGCTCTGTGCGGTGGGCGCTCGAGGCGGATCGCACGCTCGGCGGCACGGTCGATACGAGCCTGGTCGAGAGCGCCGGCAACATCCAGACGATCGACGCGAACGACACGACGTATCTCGCCGTCGATTTCCGTTTTGTCGCGCAGGTTCGAGGCTGATCCCGATTCCGGCTCAGGGGTCCGCTACTATGAAAGACGCAACCTCGACGTCCTAAAGGAGGACGATCACATTGGCCAAGCTCGTCCTCACCGATTCCAAGATCACGATCAACGGAACGGACGTCTCCACGAACGTCGCCGCTGTCACCCTGAACGTGACGGCCGCCGAGGTCGAGACGACCGCGTTCGGCCAGGGCGCCGTCACGCGCGTCGGCGGCCTCCAGGACAACTCGATCACGCTGTCGATGCACAACGACTACAGCGCCATCGAGGGCCTCGTCTACCCGCTGATCGGCTCGACCGCTCAGATCGTCGTGAAGCCGAACGGCACCGCCGTCGGCACCGCGAATCCCTCGTTTACCATGCAGGCGCTCATCGTTGAGTGGGCCTGCGTGAACGGGGCCGTGGGTGAGCTCAATACCGCCGACGTGACGTGGCCCATCTCGGGCACCGTGACGAAGGCGACCTCGTAACCTGACGCCGCGCTAGCGGCAACGGAGGGAGCAGGGATGCAGGTTCAGTTCAAGATCAAGCCGAAGGGCGGCACGGCCGAGACGATCACGGCCGAGCTGGTCGACGTGATCGCGTGGGAGGAGCACTTCCAGAAGCCGTCGACGGCGCTGTCCGGTGGCGACATCTTTGCGCGCGATTTCGTGTGGCTTGCGTGGCACGCTGTGAAGCGGCAGGGCAAGACGACGCTCGAGTTCATGGATTGGGTGGCGACGCTAGACGATATCGAGGGCGAGCCCGAGTCCCCTTTAGAGCCCTCGGAGAATCCAGCAGTCACTGGATGATCGCGGGCCTGGCCTGCGAAACGGGCATCGCGCCGAGTCTGCTCCTTCAGGAATCCGAGCGTATGCTATGGACGATGCTCGGGTATCTTCGATGGCGCGCGATTCACGGACGGGCTGAGTAGTGGCGCGCACGCAGATCATCGGCCTAGAGCAGACGCTCCGCACATTGCAGGAGATCGACCCGGTCCTGTATCGCGAAGGGCAGAAGAACATCAAGCGCGATGTGCGCCCACTCGTGGATGAGGCGCGATCGAATACGCCACAACAAACGCCGCTTTCCAACTGGAAGCAGTCGACTAGCAGCGGCGTGACTCGATCGGGCGCGGCCAGACTGCCGGCATGGGAAGGCAATGCGAAGCGGAAGATCAATACGCGGATGCGGCGCGAGCGTGTTCGCGGCATGGGCGGTAGACGTGTCCTGATCCGCGTCGTCCAGGGTAGCGCCAGCGGCGCCGTGTGGGATATGGCTGGGCGAATGAATCAGGGCAGCACATTCGCGCGTAACCTGACAGATCGCTTCGGTCCGGCATCTCGCGGTATGTGGCCGGCAGCCGAGAAGAAGCTGCCAGAGATTCAGAAGTCCGTGCAGAAGTCCGTTTTCGATATGGAAGAGATCATCAACGAAGCCTTGCGAGCTAAGGGGTATTCGGAGCGTGGCGCTCGCATGATTGCCCGCAGCGGCTTCGCTCGATAGACGGCGACCGCTAGGCGGTAGACTACTCGTATGGCGATCATCATTCCGATCGGCGTAGACACGAGCGGTCTGCGTGCTCTCAATCAGGCCGGCGGGAGGCTCCGATCGTTCGGCAAGATCGCCGCCATCGCGGCGGGCGCGGCGGGTGTCGGCGCTTTCGTGAAGACGATGCAGGTCGGCATCGAGGAGTTGCGTGCATCGCAGCGCGTCTCGGCGCAGACGGCGGCCGTCCTGAAGTCGACGGGTGGCGCTGCGAATGTCACGGCGAAGCAGATCGAATCCCTGTCGTCCGCGCTTGAGAAGAAGTCGATGCTGGATGATGAGGCGATCCAGTCGGGCGGCAACCTTCTTCTCACGTTCACGAAGATCCGCAACGAGGCCGGTAAGGGCAACGACATCTTCAATCAGACCGTGCAGGCGATGGTCGATGTGTCGACGGCGATGGGGATCGATGCGAACACGGCGGCGATCCAGCTCGGTAAGGCACTCCAGGATCCGATTCGCGGTGTCGGCCAGCTGCGTCGCGTAGGTGTCTCCTTCACGGAGGCGCAGCGCGACCAGATCAAAGCACTCGTTGAGAGTGGAAAGACGATGGAAGCGCAGAAGATGATTCTGCGCGAGTTGGAGATTCAGTTCGGCGGCAGCGCACTCGCAGCATCGAAGACTCTGGACGGTTCTCTCGCGATCCTGCGAAACACGTTCAATAACATCGCAGGTGATCTCGTCGCGAAGTTCCTGCCATCGCTGACGAACGCGGGTATCAAGCTCGTGAACTTCCTCGGCCAGTTCGGCAAGCAGCCGACGCTTGAGGCGAAGGTCCGCTTCGTGATCGATAAGTTCGGCGACCTGGTCTGGTCGGGCGCGCAGACGATTGCGAACTGGTGGAATAAGCCGAAGGTCCAGTTCGAGGACAATCCGGCGAACCGGCTGAAGGTCAGCATCGCGCCGGCGGGTCGCGATCAGGCGAACGCTTTCGCGCGTGATCTGGCAGCGAAGCTGAATACGTCCGTCGACCAGTTTGGCTTTGCTGTCGGTCAGACGCTGACGAGGACGATCTTCGGTGGTGCTCGACGCGGCGCGGCACAGCAGGGCGAGCAGACGGCGAACTCGATCGTCCGTAGCCTGGTCGTGAATACGGCCGGCCTCGAGCTGGGGAAGCGCCTCGTCGTCGCGATCTTCAATGGTGTTCGCGCCGAACTTGCGAATGTGGATTTCACGGCGATCCTGAATGAGTGGGCGCGCTCGCAGATCGACATCGCGGGCGGCATCGGATTCAAACTCGGCAAGGAGATCGTCGAGGGTGTGAAGAAGGCTGCGGGTCGGCGTGGTGGTGGCGGCCTCGCGAACATCCTGACGGCTACCGTGCGCGACGCTGTTCAGGCGGCGCGCGGCACGCTTACGGGTATGGCGGGCAGTCTCGGCGGGATGGTGAGTGACATCATCGGTGGGACGTCGCCGGAGGCGAAGCGGGCGCGTGAGATTCGCGCACAGCAGAAGAAGGAACTCGCGCAGCGTGAGGAGACGCGCCTCAGGAATGCTGTCGCGCAGGCCGAGACGGATGACGAGCGCAAGGCGGCCGAGCAGGACCTGCAGGATTTCCTCCTCGAGCAGGAAGCGGTCCGCCTTGAGGAGAGCGTGCAGCAGCAGCAGCAGGCGGCGAATCAGTCGATCGCGGACCTGACCGAATCTTTCAATCGTGGCGAGATCAGCGCGCAGCAGTTCTCAGACGCGCTGAATGGGCTGATCGGTGCGAATCGTGGCGCCGAGCTCGGGAAGGCATTCGCGGGCGCATTCGAGCGCGAACTTCAGGGCATCATCAATGTTGCGAAGGACATCGCGAGTGTCGTCGGACAGGCACAGCCGATCACGGCCGTGTCCGGTGGTGGTGTCGGCGAGGCGCTCAAGTCCGAGAATGAGCGCCGCTTCCGTGAGGCGCTCGACTCGTGGGAGAAGCGTCGCAAGACGCGCCGCGAGCAGGCCGAGAACTTCCGAAAGCGTCCCGGTAGTGCGGGCGGCTCGACGATCACGGCCGAAGAGGCGAAAGAGATTCGCGAGATCATGGCGAAGTGGGATCAGGAGAATCGCAAGCCGCAGCGCGCCGATTACGGCCTCGCTCTCGGCGGCATTCTTCGTCAGCCGACGTTTGTTGCGGGTGAGGCTGGCAAGGAGGCCGTGATCCCGCTGGAGTCCGGCTCGGCGATGCGGATCCTGCGCGACGCGATCGGCGGTGGTGGCGGCTCGACGCAGGTTATCAACCTGACCGTGAATGCGGGCCTCGGCACGAATCCGGACGAGTTGTCGCAGGTCATCGTGAACTCGATCAAGCGGTACGAGAAGCGCAATGGTGCCGTCTTCCAGGGGCCGATCGTGAGCGTGGCGGCGAACGCTGCGGGTGTGACGTCGACGGCTTCGGACGCGGCAACGTTCAACCGTGTGCGTTCGCTCAGGAGCGGTTAGCGTGTCGATCACGTCGCCGGACATGCTCGTCGAGATCGGCTTCGACCTGTCCGACGTCGGCGGCCCGTTCTTCACGTTCGGCTCGACGGACGTGCCGGCGGACAATCCTCAGAGCATCTTCGATAATGAGACGTACCGCTTCGGCGGAACGCTGTTCTATGACGTGACGGATCGCGTCACGAGCGTCAGCATCAATCGTGGACTCTCGCGCGAGCTTGACAGGTTCGTGACGGGTGGCGCTCAGATCGAGTTTACGAATCAGGACCGCGCGTTCGACCCGTTCTACACGGCGTCGCCGTTCTATCCGGACATCAAGCCGCGCCGCAACGTGAAACTTTCGACGGTCGTCGCGGGCTCGACGGCGGTGCAGTTCACGGGACTGATCGAGGATTGGAACGTCGACTACAGCGTGAAGGGTGACGCGACGGCGAGCGCGTCCTGCACGGACGGCTTCATCCTGTTCGGCGGTCAGCAGCTCGCGGCGCATACGGCGACGAGTCAGACGACGGGCGCTCGCATCGGCGCCGTCCTCGATCGGGCCGAGGTGAACTGGCCGAGCGGGCTGCGCGATATCGACACGGGCGCGCAGACACTCCAGGCGGACGCCGTCGAGCAGGGCCGCGAGGTCCTCGAGTATCTCCAACTCGTCGCCGCGTCCGAGCCCGGCCTACTCTTTATGTCGAAAGATAACGACGTCACGTTCCGGGATCGCAACACGGCGGCCGCGATTGGAACGATCGTCTTCTCCGACGCGGGCGGTACGACGATCCCGTACACGGACATCGGGATTAGTTACGGCACGGAACTGCTATTCAATCGTGTCACGGTGGCGCCGCTCGGGATCGCGCCGCAGGATGCCGAGTCGCTGGACTCTCAGAACGAGTACGGTGTCCAGTCGCTCGACTTGTCGGGCCTGCTGATCCGGTCGGGGTCGGCGGGGACGGCGGACGCGCAAGCCCTCGCGGATTATCTCGTCAGTAAGTACGCCGAGCCAGAGCTGCGGTTCGAGGCGTTGACGGTGCAACTCGCCGGCCTCGGGACGGCGATGCAGACGAGCGTCCTGGGCGTTGAGCTGACGGACATCATCCGTGTCGAGTATCAGCCGAACGGTATCGGCGACCGCATCGTGAAGGATGTTCAGGTCATCGGCATTCGGCACGCTGTCCAGCCGGACCGGCACGCCGTCACGTTCACCCTATCCTCGACCGACACGGCCGCGTTCGTCTTCGGCGGCGGCACGGCTGTCGCGTCGTATCCTTTCAGCCTGTTCGCTGGTGGCAGCGTGACGGGCTCACCATTCGGCCTATAGGAAAGGTAAGATAACGCTATGGCTTGGACTACGCCCGGAACCGCCGTCGCTGGCGAGGTGCTGACCGCATCTTTCTGGAACACGCAGGTGCGGGATAATATGAACACGCTCGTGGCGGCCGGTACAGTTCTTCCGACAAGTCCTGGAGACGGGGAGTCGTTTTACTACATCGCAGACTCAACGAATGGAGTCGTCTGGCAC